TTTTTAAGCCAAAATAGTTTGCATGAAAGCAAAGAAAACTCCTATTGCGGTTTTAACCGCACAATTAACTAGTCCAGACGGTTGGCAGCAACTACTTCCTAAAGGTGAATTTCGCTCACGCGATGGTTCACCCAAGGATGTGGCACATTGGTTTGTTGATGAAACCATTGCAAACCGATTGATTGAGAGAGCTCGCTTACTCAAGCAAGACCTACTGATTGACTATGACCACGAAACGATTTTCAAAGCGAAAAAAGGTGTGGATTCAGGCAATGTTGTGGCAGCTGGTTGGTTTAATGCGGACGAAATCCAGTGGTTTGATGATGACGAACGCCAAGGGCTTTTTATTAAGCCACGTTGGACACCGAAAGCACATCAACAAATTAAGGACGGCGAATTTGCTTTTCTAAGTGCCGTATTCCCTTATGACGGGAATGGCATTCCTTTAGAACTCCGAATGGCAGCGGTAACGAATGATCCTGGTATCACGGGAATGCAACGTTTAGCTGTGCTTTCGGCTTATGACCTAACAACGGAGAATAATGCAATGAATGCACTGTTAAAACAGTTGCTGGCAAAACTTGGCGTAGAGCTTGCAGACGGTGTAGAACCGACTGAAGAACAAGCTACTGCCGCTAAAGATGCCTTAGAAGCCTTAATTAAGGGCAAAACCGATGCAGAAGCACAAGTGGCAACGCTCAGCGCGAAAAACACGGATGTGGATTTAAGCAAATATGTGCCGAAATCGACCTATGATGCAACAGTACGGCAATTAGCGGTGTTATCTGCGAAATCGACAGATACCGAAATCGACACGATGGTGACAAAAGCTCGTAATGAAGGGCGTGTGATTGAAGCGGAAGTGGATTATTTAAAACAATTTGGCAAACAAAAAGGCGTGGCGGAATTATCTGCAATGTTAGAGCAACGCCCACAAATTGCCGTATTGTCCGCACAACAAACGCAAACCACAACTGTGGAGAAAACCGAAAAAGGGGTTGCGGTGTTAAGTGCGGTTGAAAAAGAAATGGCGCAACGCTTAGGTCTTAGCGAAGCGGACTTTTTGAAACAAAAAGAAGAAATGGAAGGTAACTAATGGCTAAAGTAATTACTCCTGAGATTGTCAAAGCCCTGTTTGTTGGTTTTGCCAAAAACTTTAAAGACGGTTTGGCAAAAGCACCGAGCCAATATACCAAAATTGCTACCACAGTTAAATCAAGTACGGCAAGCAATACCTATGCGTGGCTTGGTCAAATGCCAAAATTAGTCGAATGGATTGGTAAACGTACGATTACGCAAATCCAGTCTCACGGTTATTCGATTGTGAATAAGTCTTTTGCCAACGGCGTGGAAATTTTACGCACCGACGTAGAAGATGACAACGAAGGCGTGTATAGCCCGCTTATTGAAGAATTAGGTCGTTCTGCAGGTGAACAGCCTGATGAATTGGTATTTGGTGCATTAAAAGCAGGCTTTAGTACAGCATGTTATGACGGTCAGTATTTCTTCGACACTGATCACCCTGTCGGTGCAAATGTGGATGGTACAAGTCCAGTATCTGTAAGCAATATTACAGATGATGGTACAGGGGTTACGGAAGAAAATGCATGGTATTTGTTAGACACATCTCGTGCATTAAAACCGATTATTTTCCAAGAGCGCCAAGCACCTAGACCAGCACAAATGACAGATGCAAATGCTCAAAAAGTATTTGAGGAGGATGTGTACACCTATGGTGTGGACAGCCGTTGTAATGTTGGCTATGGATTCTGGCAACAGGCTCACGCAGTTAAAGGCAAACTTACTTCTGAAAACTTATGGAAAGCCATTAGTGCAATGCGTGCTGTACGCGGCGATGGAGATCACCGTTTAGGCATTAAGCCGACTGTGTTAGTTGTACCACCATCACTTGAAAAAGAAGCTGTTCAGCTTTTAGAACGTGAGTTCCGTGTTGAAGGTGGGGCAACGGTGGACAATGAATTTAAAGGTCGTTTAGAGCTAATCGTTGCTGACTATCTCTAATCTTAAGCGGTCGGTTTTGTGAATTTTTTGCAAATTTGACCGCACTTTAAACCCGATTTAAAGAGGATTTAAATGAAATGGAAAAATCTACTTCGTTATACGATGTCGTGGTGTCGAACAAAATTAAACACGGTTATCGCCGTGCTGGTCTCAGCCTTGCAGCCGGTGAAAGCAAAATTGAAGGCATTACCGAAAGCCAGCTTGCACAATTGCAAGCCGACCCACGTCTGGTGGTTAAAAAAGCCGAACCCACAAGCGGTGAAAAAGATAACAAAGGGTTATCTGAAGATAGTAAGACTTCATCTACACAAAGCAAACAGCTTTCAGAAAGTCTATTACCAGCCGATTTAACTGTAGATCAACTAAAAGCGAAATTAACGGAATTAAACGTTGAGTTTGCAAAGTCTGCAAAAAAAGACGAACTGATTGCGTTACTTGAAAATGCTCTAGCACCAAAGGATAACGAATAATGCTGTATGCCACGCAAGACAGTTTAGTTAAACGATATTCGGCGAATTTGATTGCCGCTCTTGCTGGGCAAGAAGCAGACAAAAAAGTGCAAGAAGCGCTGGAAGATGCTTCGCAAACTATCGATAGCTATTTAGCTGGTCGTTATAGTTTACCGCTAAATACAGTACCGGCAGTACTTGAACGCCATTGTTGTTATTTAGCCCGATATTTTTTAGAAAAAAATCGGGCAACAGAACAAGCCCGCCGTGATTATGAAGATAGCATCAAATTTTTGGAAAAAGTTGCTACCGGTACAATCTCGCTCGGCTTAGATGAAAACCAGCAACCGCTTGAATCAAACAACAGTGCCATTATTGAAAGTAGCGGATCAGTTTGGGGGCGCAAGGTCTCGGGAGGCTTTATTTGAGTGTTATTGCAGATACCAGTCAAAAGTTAATTGAGACGATTAAATCGCTATGTGGTGATCAATTAGTCGAAGTAACTGAACATCCGGGGCAATGGGATGAATCATCGGTAGCACGTATTGTCCGTAATCCCCCGGCTGCTTATGTTGCGTGGCTTGGGCATACAAAAAGCGATAATCCTAAGGTGGTAAAAGCGACGTGGGCGGTTTTTCTCGTTGCCAACGTACTAGACGGGCAACGAGAGAATCAAACCGGCATTTATCAATTAGTCGAAATCTTAAGTGCTGGTTTACACCGTAAACCTATTCCGCCTAGCGGTACGTTTGAATTGCAAGGCGTAAAAAACTTATGGTCAGACACACAAAGTGGTATGGGCGTGGCTGTGTATGGGATGTATTTCAACGCTGCTCAACCAAATATTTAATTAAGAGGTAAAAATGAGAACAGAAAGTTACAGCTACGGTCAAGGTGCGGTTTATCTTGCTGAACGTTTGCCAAACGGACAACCCGGTGCATTCCGCTGGTTAGGTGATGTATCGGAGCTATCCGTATCGTTAAGCGTTGAAGAATTTACACATAAAGAGTCATACAGCGGTCAGCGCCAAGAAGTGAAGAAAATCATCACGGGTAAATCAGGTGAAGTTTCAATCAAATTCCATGAGATGAGCAAAGAGAACCTAAGTTTGATGTTATTAGGTGAAGCCAGCTCGGTGGAAAGCGGTAAAGTCACAGACGAAGCATTACCGAAAGAAATCAAAACAGGTGATCGTATTGTTCTTGCACACCAGAATGTCAGCGAAGTGAAAATTGCGGGCATGGAAGAAAATACTGATTTTGTGGTTGATAGTATTTTTGGTGCTGTCGAGTTCTTAAAAGAGAAAAAGAGTAACTCAGCAACTGTTGCATACAGCTACGGTAAGGTCGAAATTATTTCGATTTTAACTTCGAACCCGAAAGATTTATTCCTCCGCTTTGAAGGTATTAACTTAGCCGAAACGAATGAATGGAGTCTTGTTGAGTTGTACAAAATCAACTTCAATCCAACAGAAGCTTTAAATTTAATTAACAACGAAAACGCGCTTGATGCGTTAAGCGCGAAAGCCAAGGTGTTAGCTGATACGACGAAAACGGGTGATAGCACGCTCGGTCGATTCGGGCGCGTTGTTAAGATTAAAAAATAACGCATTCCTGCCCCTAGTATTTAGGGGCTTTATATAGGTTTTAGTCATGCAAAAAGATGAATTAAATGTACTCTTCCCGCACCAAAAACTAACGATTGCCGGTGAAGAAATCGAAGTCAAAGAATATTCACTTATCCAACAATTACAGCACCGTGCGTTGTTTATGCCGTTTGTAATGGATTTACGCACTACACTTTCACAAACTGATGCGCAATTCGGGCTCGACCCGCTGATGAATTTGCTCGCAGAACATTATCAAGATGTTTTAACTATGGTGAGTTTATCCATTAACAAACCGCTGGAATGGGTACAGAGCTTAACTGGTGAAAATGCAGAAACGGTATTAATGATGTGGTGGACTGTCAATAGTGATTTTTTTACCCGTCAAGCAGTACAGCCGATGCTCGAAAAGGCTGTGCTACAGACGCAGACATCATCAGTTGGGGCGAAATAATCGAACAGCTTATTGCCTCCGGTCATCATTTTTGTGACATCGGTACATATACGGCAAGACAGCTACAGTTGTTTTATGAAAAGTCGTTGAAGCGAGAACGCAAATCTCGTGCGGATAGAGCAATGGACACCGCATACGGCGTAAACGGTGGCAACCATTTGCAGGACTATATAAAAGAATTAACCTCGCCATAGTGCGAGGTTAAATTTTAGCAGCGATGAATAAGCTCAGTATAAACGCGAACGGTGACTTAAAAATGGTTGCCACAAAGGCAATTAACGGATAAGCAAGCGTCCCCCAAAACAACGCTTGAGCGATAGTCGCATCACCGAATATTACGCATAAAAAGCCTAGTTCATAGGGTAATAAAGCAATGACCCACGCAAGCGGATAATGATGTAAAGGTTTTTCCATAAAAGGTATCCATGGCAAATAATAATTTAACGTTAGCTTTAAAAATTAAAGCCGATCTTAACGAAGCGTTGGCTAAGTTTAAAACGCTTGAAAAAGAATTGCAAGCCGGCGCTGCTGCAAGCCAAGGGCTAGGCAAAGGTGCGCAAGCCGGTGCCGGTGGCTTAGATGGTCTTGCAAAGAAAGCCGATGAAGCGACTTCAAAACTTGGTAAAACCCGTGCGGGCGTAGAATCCATTAGTAAGCAATTAGCCGAATTAAAAAAACAAGCGATTGGCTTAACCTTGGGTAACCTCGCAATTGGCAATGTAGTCAAAACAAGTGACGAATTTAAAAGCCTTGAAGCACGTATCAAATTAGTTTCTCGCTCCAATCTCGAAGCCAAAGGCACTTTTAATGGCTTAATGACTGTGGCACAAGAAACTGGGACGGCATTTTCTGCTACGGCGGAACTTTACACGCGTGTTTTCCGTTCATTAGGTGATTCAGCAAACTCAGCGGAAGTATTGCGCTTTACTAAAACCGTATCACAGGCGATGACAGTCAGCGGTGCAGGCGCACAAGAAGCGCAAGCCGCAATTATTCAGCTCTCGCAAGGCATGGCAGCCGGTGCATTGCGCGGTGAAGAATTTAATTCCGTGTCGGAACAAGCCCCGATTATTTTAGAACTCTTGCAAAAATCGCTCGGTAAAACTCGGGGCGAGCTGCGCAAAATGGCGGAAGAAGGTCAATTAACCACGCAAGTGATTATGACTGCCGTAGCTGAAGGTGCGGACAGTATTCAAAAACAATATGAGCAAATGCCGCTCACCATTGGTAAAGCGGTGACTCAATTATCTAACGCTTGGCTTGAGTTCATTGGTAATACTGATAAAACCATTGGTGCATCTACCTTTGTTTCGGCTGCGATTTCTACGCTGGCAAATAATCTCGAAGGTTTAGCCGGTATTGCCATTTTAGTCGGTACGGCATATACCGCTCGTTATTTGTCAGCGATGTACGCCAGCATTAGCGTAAAAAGTAAAGCAGCGATTGCTGAAGGCGCGCACATGGCGGCAATTAATGCCAGTGCGACTGCATCAGTACGTCAAGCACAAGCAACCGTGGTTTTAATGCAAGCGGTAAATGGTGAGACAGTCTCAGTCGGTCGCGCCACGCAAGCCTATGGTGCGCTTGCTATTGCCAAGGCTCGTGCCGCAGCAGTTAATGTCGGTGCGGGATTATTGACTGCAATAGGCGGTCCGATTGGGCTGGCGATTACGGCAATCGCTGGTTTATCAGCAGCTTATTTTTATTTAAAAAGTCAGGAAGAAGAAGCTGAACGTCAATTTGCACAAACTTTGACAACGCTCGATTCCAATATTGAAAAAACCAAAGCGTTAGTCGAAGCGCGTACTCAATTAGGCGAAATGGGCGGTTTTAGTGATCGCCTTGAGCAGTTAAAAGTCAATACAGCATCATTAGATGAAGCGAAGCAAAAGATTGAAGCGTTGATTGCCGAGCGCGATAAATTGCTTAATCAAAACCGCACTAGCGTCATGGGCGGATTGATTAATGCCGATGAAGTGAATGCGCTTAATACGCAAATTGACGAGCTACAGCAAAAAATTGACGCAATGAGTACGACAAGCAGCGAATTAGCAAATATTACTCAAACGCAATTGGCTGTAGCTTGGGACGCAGCCATTGAAGCCGGCGGTACGCTGGCAGAAAAATTGACGGAAATTGGCGACCCACAACACCCAGAAGCAGTGAAATTGCTGACCGAAGCAATCAAAGCAAGTGAAACCGAAGCACTTGCGATGAAAACAGAAGTGGAAGAACTCACTCAAAAGCTGAAAAAAGACTTGAGTAAAGCCTCTACGACGGCAATAGAACGCTTAGAAGCAATGCGCACAAAATTTGAAGGGATTGCGGCACAAGCCGGCATGTCCGGCAATGCGGTCCAAGGTTTTATCAATAAAATCAATGAAGCTATCGGCTTACAAAAACAACTTGAACAAAAGCAAGCTGAGAAAAAAGGTGGCGATGAGTTAGAAAAACTGCGTACGCGCGCGCGTCAATCCAGCATGACTGAGCTTGAAAAAAACATTGATAATGCTCGCAACAATAGTAATTGGACTGCGGAACAGAAAAAAGAAGCCGAAGCCATTTATCAAACCATTGATGCGAATCAGAAAAAACTGCGTGAACAAGCAGAAGCGGACAGAAAAGCGGAAGCTAACAAAGCGCAACGTAAAGCAGAAAGCGATGCAAAAAAAGCGGCACAAGATACAAGACGCACGGCAGAAGAAGCCACAAATAAGCTACGCGAACTCAATAGCGATTATTTACGTTTAACCGGACAAACGGCAAAAGCAGATCTGCTTGATGTACAAAGTAAATACAACCAATTGCTCGCCTTATTTAGTAAAGCGAACAATCAAGACGGCATTAATTTAGTTAAAAAAATGCTGCCTCTTGAAGAAGCGAAAGTGCAATTAAATGGCATACAGTCCGAAGTAAATAACGTCATTCAGCAACAGTCGGCGAAAGAACAGCAGATTCAAGCACAAGTTCAAACTGGGCTCATTTCACATTTCGAAGGACAACAACGCTTAAAAGATATGTATGCTCAAACGGTAGCAGAAATTGAAAAACAATTACCGTTACTGGAAAGATTGGCACAAATGCCGGGCGCACAAGGCGAAGCGGCAGGCGCAATGCTTGAGCAAATGAAAGTGAAAATTCAGGAGCTTAAACAGACGGGAAATGAGCTTGAAAACGCCTTTAAACAGGGTTTAACTCAAGGTATTCAAAGTGCCTTAATGGGTTTGGCTGAAGGCACGATGAGCTTAGGTGATGCAGTAAAACAATTAGCACTGACCGTAATAAACAGTATGGCGCAGATTGCTGCACAACAACTTGCTATGCAAGCAACCAGTGCCATTAGTGGCTTTTTCGGTGGTGCGGGTGCTGCGGTCACGGCAGCAACTGGCGGTTTTATTTCCGGACCCGGTACAGGCACGTCGGATTCCATTCCGGCACGCTTATCTAATGGCGAGTTCGTCGTTCGCGCAGCGAGTGTGCAGAAATATGGCGTGGGCTTTTTACATGCTATTAACCGCGGTCATTTACGCAAATATGCCACCGGTGGGCTTGTCTCTGCCCCATCAATGCCGTCATATAGTGAGCCGAAATTGACTCGCGAAATGCAAAACGGCACGGCAGGACAACAGGCGGTAGCAAGCCCCGTGAATATTCAGCAAACTTTAGCGGTTGATAGTGCTGAGTTATTTACAGCCGGTATTAATACGGTAGCGGGCGAACGTGCGGTAATGACCGTGATTCGGGCGAATAAGCAAACATTAAAACAGGAGTTAGGCTAATGGCATACGCAACAGGCACGGCACAAAACGAGCGTGATTTATTAGATAAAATCAATAAGTTTTTAACGGAAGATGAAACACTGAAGCGCGATGGACAAACGTGGACAGTATTACTTGACCGAAAATTAAATGAAACCGCAACTCAAAAAGAAATCCGTCAAATCGCATGGAAATCAACCGGTACAGGTGTTGAGCAAGATATTTATCTTGTCGCTTCAACCGATAACTTGATTTCGGCTGATACGTATAACCTTAACTTCTGGGGTGGCACGTTTTTCAATGAAAAAGCGGTTACGCCGACTGAAATTGACAAAGGCTTAATTAATGCCTCCCCTGGCGTGGTGTTATTTGCGGATAACCGCCCAATCGAATATCACATTGTCGCAAATGGGCGTTGTTGCAAAATTATCACGCGCATTTCGCAAGTGTGTTCAAGTGCGTACCTAGGCTTTATCTTGCCAACGGTGCCACCGACAGAATATCCATATCCGCTTTGTGTTGCCGGTAGCGCACCTGTTGTAGATGAAAATAACCGTGCGGTGCGGGTGCGTTATTCACAAACGGGCGAGCTTCACTCTTCTATTATTGACGCTAAATACGGCAACTGTTGGCTTTTCACGCCAGATCAAAGCTGGCGCGATTTTTACGGCAGCAGTTACAAAAACTTGCGTTCTGATTCTCGCCGACAAGCTTTGTTCCCATTATGTAACTATGAGCTTTTCAGTGCATATAAACAACCGCGAAGTATTGACTCAATGGGCGAAAGCCAAGGTGGTGCTTACCCGTTAATCCCTGTGGAATTTATTAGCCTTAAGGATTCTAGCCAAGGTCGTAACCGCTGGGGAGCTTTCGATGGTGTGTACTGGATTCCGGGTATTCAACGCGCCGCCGGTGACCAAGTCACGATTACTGAAGGACGTAAAGGATTAGTATTTAACGGTGGCTATCGTGTAGCAACCAAAGATTATTTTGTGATTGAGACAACAACGGAGAGCTAAGCATGGCATATCAAACGGGTAACGCAAAAGACGTGAATGAACTGCTTAAAAAATTAAGTGAGTTTGCTCAAACCTTAAAATGGACGGTAGATAAACTCGAAGACAATTTGATGTGCTTACACAATAGTCAAGGCTACTGGTCTCTTATGTTTAAGCCTGAAGTTAATCAATTGTTTACTTATGTGAATACCAGCTTCGATACAAGCAAAAAAGGCAATGAACAGCCGGGTTCATCAAGAAAGCACGCTTATCGTGAAATCGACACAGCAACATCTCAGTTAGAAAAAGGCAATTATGCATCTTATGACTTCTTTGGTACTGAGCAATATTTACACGTTGTCGTGCAAATTGAAGCAGAAAAATTCCGTCACTTTGGTATTGGTACGTTAAATAAAGAAGGCATCTATACCGGTGGTCAATATACCTATGGCACGTATATTACAAAACATAATGCCCATTACCAAAATGGCGACCACGCTTATGGGTTTTCCAATGGGGCATCAGGAAATCAGGCTGTGGTACGTGCGGATGGCATTAGTGGTGATAAGCGTACTCCGTGGTATTTCGCCCCCGTAAGTGTTACGGATTATAAAGACGTAAGCAATAGTGATAAAGGTAAATACCTGCTTTCATTAGGTAGAGCTGCTATGTATACCGATGTAAATACCTATCATCCTGATGCATTATTAGTCTATTACAGTCAATCTAAGTTTGGGCAGTCTCTAATCCCTTGTCCACATAGCTTAATTGCACACGGGATTGATGGTATTTTTAGACGATTAGGAATCATTCCTGACCGTTACGAATGTACCATGGTTGGGCTCTCGCCCCGTCAAATTCTGACTATCAATGGGGAGAAATGGATGATTATTCCGAGTGCGCAATATGATGTGCGCAATCAAAGCTCCATCGAAAAAGGAAAAAATAATTCGGGGACACAAGCCGTGGCATACCGCATGGTGGAATAAAAATGGCAAATATTAACGGTTATATTGCAACAAGCGGTAAAAGCATTTCGTGTAAAGACACTGGCTATTTAGACCGCTTACCGATTTATCGTGGTGAAGCGCGTATTGCTGCACGACTTATGCCAACAATATCGGGCAAGCTCCAGCAAGGCAAGTTATTAGATTTAGCTCAGCCGGCACAGGCTTATATTGTGCCGAACTACTACAGTGATTTGTACAGCCGCGTGCTTGTCATTCCGCACACAGTCAATCTAGGCTCAATCTCGACCGAGCAAGTGTTTGATATTCACCTGTGGAATGCGAACCGACACACTGTCAATTTAACCAAAATTAACATTCAAGATGGTGAAGGCATTAGGCTAGCTGGTAGTCAAACGCCACTCACGTTGCGCGCTCTGGCACTTAAAAAGTGGACTGTTAAAGTTGGAATGAATGGTCCGGCAGAAATTGATTGTACGGTAACTTTTACTATTGCCGGCAAAAATCCGGTTACGTTGCGCATCACGGGTTCACGCTCTACCGATTGGGAATTTTTCCCAGATTGGTCGGAAGATGTAACGGAAAAATTGGAATTTTTGACGACAGTGCATCAATCAATGACCGGTGCTGAACAACGTATTGCAAAACGTTTATCGCCTCGCCGTACCTTTGAATTTAAAGTCTCAACAACCGGAACAGAACGTCAGCGTTTAGAAAATATGCTCTACGCTTACGGTGCGAGAGTGTGGGCAATGCCGATTTTTACCCATCAAGTTTATTTAGATAAGCCGACTCAACAAGGCGATAAAACCCTTTCGCTTGCAACTACAGGCTTTGACTTTTATATCGGTGGGCGTGCGGTTTTGATGAACGGGAATAAACGTGAAATGGTTGATATTACCGGTATTCAGCCTGATAAGCTTGAAATAAAACGTCCGTTACTAAATCGCTTTGATACCAGCACACAGGTTTATCCGCTGCGTTCGGCAGTGCTGACCGATATGCCACAACTTGCCCGTTTAAGTGATGGTGTAGCAACCGCACAAATCCGTTTACAAATTCATGAACACAACGGCTATGCATCGGATATTAGTCACTTGCCGACTTATCGCGGACATCCGGTTTTAGAGCCGACTAGTGAATGGTCGGAAGATATTACGGCACAATACTTGCGTTTGATTAAGCAACTGGATAACGGTACGGCATTACCGCATTACTTGGATACTGCGAAAAATGCATTTCAGCTTACTAACCATCGTTTCTTACTTGATAGCATTGAAGCACAACACAAACTGCGCCAGCTTTTTTATCACTTACGCGGCAGACAAAAAGCAATTTGGGTGGCAAGTTCAACCTCAGATTTGACACTAGCAAGCGATATTGTCGGCAAAAGCATCAATATTGAGTTGGTCTATTACACGACTTGTCTCTTAAAACAAGCAGGACGGCAAGATATTCGTATTGAATGTACCGATGGCACAGTGCATTACCGCCGAATTTTAGCGGCAACGATAAGTGATAATCAAACCGAGCGCCTTTCACTTGATGGCGAGGCGTTAAATTTAAAGCGTGAGCAAGTAGCAAAGATTTCATTTTTAACACTATCACGCTTAGAGAGTGACACGATTGACTGGAAACATCATACAGACAGCGTAGCAAGTGTGATGGTTAGCTTCCGTGGCTTGCGTGATGAACTCGAAGTTTAAACGACATTTAAACGATATTTAAAAAGGATTTAAAACGTGAGTTATTTAGATAAAACCCATTCTGTTGCAGATGGTCAGCCTGTCACACTTTATCAATTTACCCGTGGCGATGATGAAAAGGTTTGGCGTTTTTGCGATGCCGATAAAGACATTTTAGTGAATAACGAAAAATGGCTGGCAACCGCAATCAGTGATAGTGGTCGTCGTACCGGTGAAAATATCAATATTGTGCTGCCAAGTAATAACCCTGTTGCATTGCTTTATCGCGGAATGCCGCCGAGCCAAACAGTTAAAGTGATGATTATGCGATTGCATTATCAAGAACAAGAGCTACGCGTCGTGTGGATTGGCACGATTATTGAAGCAAAACGCCCTGATGTACATAAGACGGAATTAGTTTCTGCGGGGTTATCCTCCACAATGCAAAGTGCAGGCTTGCGTCTGACATGGGGACGTAACTGCCCTTATACGCTCTACGATTACGATTGCAGAGTTAATCCAAAAAATTTTGCGGTTGCCGGTTTAGTGATTAAAGCGTTAAACGGGACAACCATCACGGTAGATGTGCCTGAAAATTTACCGGAAGGCTGGTTTAATGCGGGCTTTATTGAATGGACGGATAGCGATGGTGTGCGTGAAGTACGAGCGGTTACCGTGCATAAAAATAACCAAATTACGCTGATGGGTGGCACGCAAAAACTATCCATTGGCACAACCATCAATGTGTATCCCGGCTGTGATGGACGGGCAACAACTTGCCTTAACAAGTTTAACAATATGCTGAATTTCGGTGGCATTCCGCACATGCCGAATAAATCGCCTTATGACGGGTCACGGGTATTTTAATGTAAAAGGAGGATGTTATGTTTGCAGCCATTGGTTGGGCGGTCGTTAAATATGTTGCGGTGCTTGCAGTCAGTTATTTATTGAATCAAGCGCTCGCACCGAAACAGCGCAGCGGGCAAGGACCGGAAGCCGTATCCAGTGATGAATGGAATTTTCCGCAAGCGGCTGAAGGCACACCGCAATGTGTGTTTTTTGGCGATTGCTGGACAGAAGATTGGCAAGTATTAGCGTACGGTAACTATCGCACCACCGAAATCAAAAAAGGATAAAAAGATGATCATCACAATGCAAGATATGCGCCGCGTGCATTTTTGTGCGGCGGGTGTACAAGCGTTCTTTGAGCGTCAAGGCTGGGATTTTAACGACTTTTTGCAAAATGGGATTGATGCCGAAAAATTCTTAGCTACCGGTAGCGTATTTGCACGTAAATGCGTGAATGCAGCAAAACAAGCTAGAGGGGAAAAATAATGGGAGGGAAACGTAAAGGCGGTTCGGTCACGGTCGGCTATCGATACTACTGGGATATTCATTCGGGGCTGGGACGCGGACCGGTAGATGAGATTGTGGAGTTACGCATTGATGATAAATCGGCGTATGTCGGTAAGCCCGGAGAGCTAACGCATTCACAAGCGATTTATATCGACAAACCAAACCTGTTCGGGGGTGAAAACACCGGTGGCGAAGGCGGTATTCAAGGGCGACTAGAAATTTTGATGGGCGAACCGGACCAAAAACCAACGCAAATGCTGATCAATCTGCTTAAAAGCGTGCTTAATCCGGCACTCAATTCAAGCAATAGCCGCTGGAGCCGTAAACGCAATAAAAAAGTCAAAAGTAACCAACGCGACTTTTTTGCAAGCGGCGCAGTACAACCCGGTAATATAGATGAGGAAGATATGATTCCCGGTTTTCGCGGTATTGTATCCACTGTGTTTAGTGGGCTTATCAGTTGCTATAACGCTTACCCTAAAAAGCATAGCTATCGTGTGCGACGTGCATTAAAAGGCTGGTTTAACGGTACGGTTTGGTATCCGGAAAAATGCAAAATTATTTTACGCAATGATACGTTAAAAATTTCAGGACTGACAAAAGAACAAGAAGAAAATGCGCGTCAGATTCATGCGATGAATCCTGCACACATCCTTGTTGAGTGTGCAACAAATAAAAGCTGTGGCGGTAAAAAAGACTTAAGTGATCTTGATTTAGATAGCTATAAAAAAGCCGCAGATACACTGTATGAAGAAGGTTTCGGGCTGTGCTTGCGTTACAACCGACAAGGGTCGATTAAAGAGTTTATGCAACAAGTGATTGACCATGTTGGCGCAGTGCAATACGACAACGTGGAAACCGGCAAGCAAGCAATTCGCTTGTTGAGAAATGATTATAATCCGGATGAATTACATACCTATCATTATGATAACGGTATTTTATCTGTACAAGATGATGACAGCTCGGCAACCGATACGACAGCGAATCAAATTGTCGTTAAATATCGCGACCCAGTGACTAACCGTGAAGACCAAGCCATTGCGAATAATATTGCGTCTGTACAAATGCATGGCGTGATTACAAAAACCGTTGAATATAAAGGTGTGCCGACATTTGACTTAGCCGCTCGACTTGCACAACGTGATTTAGAGATGGTCGCCAGCAGTTTAACTCGTCTTAAAATTGTGTTTGATATGCGTGCCAGCGAGTTAAAACACGGTGATGTTTTCAAAGTACATTTGCCCGAACGTGGCATTGAAAGTGTGATTTTTCGAGTAAGTGCTATTGAAAACGGTAACGAAGGCGAGCTTATAGTGACTTGTATGCAAGATGTGTTTGGTTTACCAGCAGCGAATTACTCAACTCAAAAAAGCGAGTCGCTTTATGTGCCGCCGGATTACACCGCCAAGCCGATTAATGAGGCGCGATTACTTGAGGTACCGTATCACGTGTTACCACTGGTCTTAAGTGAAGCGGAGTTTGCATTTGTTAAACCGACCGATTGTTTTATGTGGAGCTTGGCAACTCAACCGAGCGCACTGTCGGTCGGTTATGAGATGTTAGTTGATGTGGGTGCCGGTTATACGCAAACGACGACCGGCTCATTTACACCGTATATCAAACTCGCAGAGCCTGCGACAGCGTACCAAACCACGTTTAAATTTAAGTTAGAGGGCGATTACGCAGCGTTACAGCACGCTGAAGCGGTTATGATTGACGATGAGATCATCAGAATTGACGCTGTGGATTTTAAAACTGGCACAATGACCGTAGGGCGCGGTTGTGCGGACACGATACCACAGGCGCATAAAGCTAACACTATTGTATGGTGCTATCTGCTTGCCGCTGGCACGGATGAAACAAAGTATACGGTAAACGAAATGCTCAAAGCCAAGTTATTAACCCGTACACAGATTGAAACGCTCTCTGAAGATGCGGCTAGTGTATTAACACTAACCACGCAACAGCGACAAGCGCGCCCTTATCCTCCAGCAAATGTAAAAGTAGATGGTGCATTTGTCGATACGATTGCAGACAGTTCAGCGTTTACGCTTACATGGGCGCATCGAGATAGAGATATTCAAGCAGACCAACTCATTGCACATACGGAAGACAGTACAGCTCTTGGGCAAGGTGTCAGTTATAAAATTGATTTAATGGGCGGCAATAACGTAGTGCGGTCAATTACAACCGATTCTACAGAGTTTGTTTATCCTGACAATGGCAAAATCGAGGGTGAGCAATTTAGCAAACTATCGCTCTACACGGTGAAAGATAATCTGACAAGCCTGTATCGCTATGAGTTTACAGTAGGAGGTTGAATAGATTGATGTAGCGCAATCAAGATTTTAGGATTTTTCTTTTAAGATAAAAAACGGCGACATAAAGTATGAGTTCAGCATACTTTATGCCAGCTACGCAAAACAGACTTGCATATAGCCATACGCCGTTTACCTGATCAGGTAGCGGCATTCTACCATTAAAACTGCGAAAACTTTTAAGTTTATTTGTTTCGCGTTTTTTTTGATTACGTTTCGCAGTTTTTTCGGCTCTCAACAAGCAGCGAATATTTTTGTCGGACAAACCGAAGCGCCTTTGGTGGTGAAACCATATATCGCAAAAATGACACAATCCGAATTATTCGCTGT